ACTCCAGAAATAACATATGACCAACACCCTCTTATTGCTTGTACAGATTTGCAGTCATGGGGATTTAGAGGATTAAACTTTCATTGGAGACAATCACGTAATTATACATGGGAAGAACTGGCAGGACAACTCTATATTGTGCAATATGATGAACTTGATGATCTTCTCCGATTTCCTTATGGGAGATTCATTACTAAATAAGTAAAAAGACTATATCTAATGGCAGATTCAGTCACTAGTGGAATCAAAACTATCTACACTGGTAGGGATGGTTTAAAGAAAAAAGAAGTTTACATGGCAACCAAAGCAACGCCTACTACGGATGCTGATGGAAATAAAACATATAAAATGGAAATTGTTCAATATGACAATAAAAATGGAACTGGTGGAAAAGTTATAGGAACTAGGGATGGTGATAAAATAGTTTTTAATGACGATGCAAGTAATGATATAAAAAATAATGCCACTGCCATAAAAAATATCAATAAAGAGTCTAAACACTCTGCAACGACTTTAGAGAATCAAGTTGCCACAAATTCAGCAGATAAAGAGGCATTTAATAAATCCAACGGGAGTGGCAATAAAGGAAAAGAGTCTGGAAATGAACAAGGTGATCCAAAATTAACCAGTATCAATCAAGCATCAGATGTTCTTAACGCAGGAGCAGGTAAAGCTGCTGCTGGAACGAGAGAGAGTGGATTTGGATCCTACGTATTTCCTGCAAGTCTAAGACAAGGAACAGATGGTCAAGACTTTTTGAAGTTTGATATGCTTAAATATGAACCAAGAGATTTTGATGATAAATCATTCTCATTTAAGAAAAGAACAGATACAAATAAAAGAACTATAGGAACAGTCATTCTTCCTATTCCTGGTGGGATACAAGATGCACAGTCAGTTAGATTTGGTGATAGTAGCATGACTCCATTAGATATGGCAAAGGCTAATATCGCACTCACAACAGTATCTGAAGGAGCTACTAAGGGTATTGAGGCTGCAGGAAGTGCAGCAGAAACCGTAGCAGGTGCATTTGGTGACAACAAAAAAGCACTTGCAGCAGTTATTGCAGGAATGGCAGCAGGAGGTCAAGATTTACTTACTAGAACTACAGGTGCTATTGCCAATCCTAATATGGAACTATTGTTTAATGGTCCAGAACTAAGAACTTTTAGTTTTCAATTTCTCCTTGCTCCTAGAAGTCAAGCAGAGGCAAAAACTATAATTCAAATTCTTAGATTTTTTAAACAGGGAATGTCTCCAATTAGAACAAAATCCAGATTATTCCTAAAATCACCTCATACTTTTCAACTATCATATAGAAATTCCAGAGGTCAAGATCATAAGTTCTTAAATAAATTCAAAGAATGTGCTCTGGCATCATTTGGAGTTAATTATACACCAAATGGTAATTACTCAACATATGAGGATGGAGTAATGACTGCATATCAAATGACTATGACTTATAAAGAACTTAATCCAATATACAACGATGATTATGGCAATAGTGGTTCACTTCCTGCAGAAATAGGTTTCTAAAATGTCAAATTATTTTAATTTAGTTCCAGATTTTGAATATGTTAGCAGACTCCCTGATGCTAAAATATCAGACTATATTACGGTAAAAAATCTTTTTAAGAGAGTGTTTCTTAGAGAGGATATTTACCAAAATCTAACATTCTTCAAAAAATACTCAGTTGTTGGAGATGATAGACCTGATAACGTTGCTGCTGAAGTGTATGAAGATTCCACTTTAGATTGGTTGGTTCTTTTAGCTAATAATATCATAAATGTTCAAGATGAGTGGCCGTTACCTCAAAATGACTTTGATCGTCATTTATTAGATAAGTACGATGATGATTATAATAAAATTTACAACGGAATTCACCATTATGAGACAGTTGAAGTAAAAGATAGTAATGGTGTTATCATAGTTCCTGAAGGATTAGAGGTAAGTGAAGATTTTTCAACAACTTACTATGATTTCTTTATCAGTGGATTGACGACTGCAAACAATATTACCAGACCAGTCACAAATTACCAATATGAAGAAAAATTGGAAAATAAGAAAAGAGATATTTTTATCCTAAAACCAGAATACATCAGTGTCGTGCTAGACGACATAGATGACATATCATCATATAAAAAAGGTTCCACCGAATTTATCGATGAAACCTTAAAGAGAGCAGAAAATATTAGATTATTCCAATAAAAAAACCTAATAGGGCAAAAAAATACCAGGAAATTTTTTGCGACTTTTTTGGAAATAAAAGTCCAATTTCCCTCAGCTATTCCTCCGCTAACTTCTGAAAGTATGATAGTGCATCATCTTCCTCTGAACTAGCAGATGCCACAGCAGCAGTCACAGTTTCTTCTGCCTTACGTGTTTCAAAGTTAGGTTTAAAAGAACCACGAGAGTTGTCCTCATCAAACACTTCCTCATCTACACGACGAGCAGGTTGCTTATGTCCTAGAACATAATCCAAACGTTTCTTCAGGTCATCATATGACTTGAACTGATCTGGTGCGGTAACAGCAGCAAGTGAATACTGTTTTTTCCATAATGCTTCTAATGCATCATCATCTTCAAGTAAAGGAGATACTTTATCAAACTCTGACTTATCATAGTTCCAGTAACCATCTTTCTTGACGATCTTCAACTTAAAGTTTGCACCTTGCCAGAAGTCAAAAGGATTGATTGGGGTTTCATCCTCAAACTCTGGTTGCATAGCTTCCATTACTTTATCAAAGATTTTCTTACCAAATTTGTAAAGAAATACTTTGCCTTCATTCTGAGGATTTGTAGGATCTTTTACAATATAGATGTTCGCATAGTAGGAAAGCTTACGTTTCTGTCTACGAACCACATCTTTATCTGATTCATTACCACTATTCCAAAGTTCACGATTGTATTCTGAAACAGGATCCTTGCCACCAGTTGTGGTCAAAGAGTTCTCAATATACCAACCACCTGGTCCTTGGAATGCATGTGAATATACCTTTGCCCAAGGTATTTCTTCTCCTTCAGGTGAAGGTAAGAAACGAATTACGGCATAACCGTTTCCTGTTTTATCAACTTCAGGTTTCCAGAGACGGTCATCACCACCTCCACCTGTGTTGTTCATCTTCTCCACTTCTTTAACTAATTTTTGAGTCAAAGATCCTAGAGAGGATTGTTTTTTTAGGTCTTTAAATGACATTAGATTTGTTTTTAGATTTGGCTTGTGCGTACCCTAATATGTTACTAGGAAAATTCATTCCTGTCAATTTGTTTTTTCAGTACATCAACCATTGTGGCCATTTGACTAAATGCTTGATTCATATCAGAACTAGATGGGAAACCCATCATTTTAGCAGATTCAATGATCTGCTCCTTCATCTTTTTTGCATCTGGATCGTCAGACAAACTCAAACGAGTGTACATAATCTGTTGTTTCTCAATCAACTTTTCAAGAATATCAACATGACGACGTTGATTTTCTTTATTCATTGAGGGAAACTTAAAGACATTAGAGTAAACTTCTTCTTGAAGTTCACTAATCTCTACCATCTCCGCACGAACTACATCTGATTGAAAAAAACTCATGTGTTTCTACTTAATAGTTGTTCATGACTCAACGACGGTAACATCCCCCTCAGAGGATTCGTCATCGATGCTAGGCTCTGCATCCTCACTTTTGACGGCATCTTGTGCCTCCTGTGCTTTACTATCTTCAATTTGTTGCAATACATCTATAGCACCCTCAATTTTAATGCGAGTGTTAGATAATTCATTAAGTTGCTTAACGACATTTGCATATCGTTCCTTCAACTCTTCAAGTACTGTAGCAGTTTCAAGTGCCATTAATAACAACCTCCTTTAGGATTTTTTTGTAACGGGGTACATTAATATTTAGGAAAGGTTTATATTTTTTAACCTTACGACTGACGGTTTCCCACACAGGGTCATTCAATCGTTTATCAAAATCCTTTCCGTACCCAAATATTATATCACATATTACCATAGTTTCAAGTGATGTGTCACCCCCTAGATAACTTTTTAAAATGGGAGGGTGTCCTTTAGAACAATCAAACACATCATCAACCTTCTGATCCTCAAATACATTCTCCACTTCTTCCTTAAAGATATAAGAAAGTGATTGAACCTTCTTCTTCCACTCAGTATACCTTCCTTCTCCTTGCTTTATCATCTCACCAATCCACATGGTTGCAGGATCAGTAGAGTATATAAAGTTAGATACAAAGAACTCTTCTACTTCTTTATCATTCTTTGATCTTGCAAA